AGCTCAGGAGACCAGCAGACGGATAGCCAATTATTGTCAGCAGCCGAAGTTCTCGATGTCCAAGTGATGCCATCAGGCGAGGTCATCACGCGGTTGCCGGTGCCGCTGTTGGCCACGGCTACGAGAAGCCTGAGAGACGGAGACCACGCAACAGATCGCCAATTGTTGTTGGCTGCGCTGGTGCGAGAGGTCCAGTTGATACCATCCGGCGAGGTCATCACACGGTTGTTGCTGCCGCTGATGGCCACGGCGACAAACAGACCAAGCTCCCGAGCCCACACGACACTAAGCCAGCTATTGTCTGTTGCAGGCGTTCTGCTGGTCCAAGTGATGCCATCAGGCGAGGTCATCACGCGATTGCCGGTGCCGGTGTTGGATACGGCTGCAAACAGACCAAGCTCGGGAGACCACGCAATAGACCGCCACTCATTATCGGCGGGAGTTGTGCGAGTGGTCCAAGCTATGCCATCCGGTGAAGTCATCACGCGATTGCCGGTGCCGGTGATGGCTGCGGCTGCGAACAGACCAAGCTCGGGAGACCACTCAACTGCATACCAAGCGTTTGAAGCGGACTCGGCTCTGCCGATCCACGGAATGCCGTTGACAAAGTTCCTTTTCGGCACATTCGGTTGCTTGAGGAACCTGTGATTGCTCACGAGCGAAATCAAGTTGTTCGGGTCATCGTAGACGGGGGTGACGCCGACATGCCTGCCGTTAGCCAATGCAGATGCAACCGCATCCTGCGCTTGCTCATCGGTATATTGGGTAATGGTCGAAGCAAACGTAAGGGTGTTGGCATTGTCATCGTAAGTGACAGTAATGCCTGTACCTCCTACCGAAAAGGCCCCTACAACGTCTTGAACCGCTTCAGCGAAATCGGAGATGATTGCAGATGTACCCGAAACAGTCGGAGTCAAGGTGTTTGCGTTATCGTCATACGACCATGTGATTCCGGTTCCGTTCTGGATCATGGCCGCAACAGCGTCCTGCGCCATCTCGTCGGTATATTGGGTAATGGTCGAAGCAAACGTAAGGGTGTTGGCATTGTCATCGTAAGTGACAGTAATGCCTGTACCTCCTACCGAAAAGGCCCCTACAACGTCTTGAACCGCCTCGGTAAAATCAGAGATGATTGCAGATGTACCCGAAACAGTCGGAGTCAAGGTGTTTGCGTTATCGTCATACGACCATGTGATTCCGGTTCCGTTCTGGATCATGGCCGCAACCGCATCCTGCGCTTGCTCATCGGTGTAACCGCTTGCCGGAGTATAGAACTCAAGCCCGGTCTCCCCCGCATTTACCCGTACTGCCTTGAGAGAATGACTGCTATAGGAACTAGGAGTGTCAGTCAATGAAACAAATGTAGGATACGCCGGACTATCCACTACCGCTGTTCCGTCAGCGCGTTGATACCAGACGCAGATGACATTATCCGCGTTGTCCTGAACGAACATCGCGGTATCGCCAGCAGCCGTGGTTATGTCGGCGGCCCCCGGCAGCCTGAGTGTCGTGGCGTTGTAAGTGATGGTAAGGGAGTCGTCGAATGTCACGACAGCCCATCGACCGTTCTTGGGTGTGGTCCAATCAATGTCGTTGATAGTGGCGGTGCCGGTGATGTGGAAGAACCCACCCTCATCGAAGGACACAGTGGACGCAGACGCCACATTGGAACCCTTCTCCCAAAGAGCGGCCAGTGCATCCGGTGTCACATATACGGTAGTATCCGAACCCTGCAACACTTCGGTAGTCGTGGACGCCGTGAGGCCGCCGGATGAAACGATGGCCGTGCCGTCCGCGCGTTGATACCAGACGCAATATACCGTATCTCCGGCATCCTGAATGAACGCAGCGCGGTCTCCCGCAGCGGTTACTATGTCTGCACCCCCCGGAAGGTCAAGGGTAGCGGAGTGAATGAGTGTAAGTACGTTATCGAAGGTGAGCACGGCTTCACGCCCGTTGGTGGGAACGGCCCAATCAATGTCCGTGATGTCGGTCGTGCCGGTGACATGGAAATATCTCCCGTCCCCGATGGTGATGGTAGACGCGGACGCAATGTTGGAGCCTTTGGTCCACAGAGAAGCCAGACGGCCCGGAGGCACTGCGCGGGTAAGATCGACACCCTGCAATACCTGAGCATTGGACGCAATCTCAATCGTATTCTGGCTCAGCTTCTTGAAAGTCAGAGATGTGGTTCCGACGGTGATCGGATTGTTGGTCGTGAGAATCCACAACGAGTTCGAGTTCGTATCTCCCTCTTCGACCGTGATGAGCACACCGGCATATACCTCCGTGCCACCATCGTCGAAATCGGTTGCGCGTGAGGGCGATGCTCCCACGATGTAGATACCGTTCTCGGCACCCGAGGTCTGGTTTTTGACGAGGACGCGGTCATTGGTTGCGAGCACCACACCGTCAATCGTGTCGCCATTGTTGAGATCCGTGGAAATCGTGATGTTGGCCGTGGTGGCCACACGAACCGAAGTGGAGGTGTCAGCCGGAAGAACGATGGAGTCGGACTCGAAGATGCGCTTGACGCCCGTGGCGGTGACATAGATAGCCGCCAGTACGCCGGGGCGTACCACCACCTCATCAGCGGTAGAATCATCCGTGACCCTCAGGTCCACTCCAAGGTCATTCCGCACGAGAACCATACCACGCTGGACAGCGGCCATTTTAAGGACAGGCGCGGGCGCTGACGTGGTGCCTGACATGACAAATGTGTTGTTCCGACGAAGCTGAGTCGTGGTCAGGACTTTCAGGGCATCGGAACCTGACCATGCTATCGTCAGTTCGGAGGTGATGGCGGCATCCAGTATACCATCGCTGTTGTTGATGGCCAGTTCCTTCTGCGTCTGCGAAATGCTGACTTCCGTGCGCCCAAGGTTGTTAGACATGGTTTCTCCTTACGTGTCCTGAATAGTGACGCGAGTTACGCGCCCCGGCCCATATCCACTGTCAGTGGCCAGACTGGTTTTCTGCTGTATCATAATATCCAGATACTTGAAAGACGCAAACTGACTGTAGCCAATATCGGCCACAATCTCATTCGCATCGGCATTTGCCGGGATGTAGCTACCCGGTTGAGCCGTGAAGGTGGACCCTGAATTGGTCAGGTCATCCGGCACCTCGAACTCATAAAGCTTGGCAGCACGAATCTGAGCCAGTGTCAGGGTAAGACTGGTTGCGCCGGTTACTGTGTAAGTCACCGTCGTATCGCTCACAAGGGTCGGACGCCACAGGCCACCGCTGAAGGCCCATGTATAGTAAGGCCACCTGTATATGGTGACGAGGTAGTCATTGGTCTCGTTGTCGTCCAGTGCCACTGTGCCGGTGTTATCCCTGATCCCGACAATCTGGCGTGAGCGCCTGTCCCAAGTTATGGTAATATCTCCGGTGAGCGCCGGAATGGACCGCGTGATCTGAATGTTCGAGGGAACCCACGGCAGGGCCGAATACCCATACAGAATGGTAGTCTTGCTGTTGATGTTTGCTTCGGCCTGTGTAGGTCCGACTGCCTTGTACCTCAGCGAGGTCTCAAGGTCGGCCAGTGCAAAAGGCACCATGTCCGTGAAGAGTTCACCGATTAGTACTAAAGTGTCACCGACGCGATGACGGTCTACGGCGTAGTCCGTACCATTGCGGGCGCGCACGAGATTGGATAGGGTGTAACTACCGTCCGCATTCTCCTCCACAGTCATGAACTGGATGAGTTCCCAACGACCGTTCGCGCCAAACGCGGCCAAGTTCGAGCCGTTGAGCAGGTCTGCTTCGGTGCAGCTTGCAAGCAGTGTGGCGTCGCCTGCGGTTACGATTACCTTGAAAGAGTTTACGGTGTCAGTCTGAAGCAGGGAATCAGGAACCTCTGGAACCGTAAGCGCCAAGGCCACACACCCTTCATTGGTGTTCGAGACAGCCTCATAGAAGGCCCGTTCATTTACAGACAGATATGCACTGGCACCCATCCATGAAGTGGTCTTCAAAATCGGACTCAAGTGCATGTAGACCCCGAACTGATTCGTGTAGGTCAGGTCATGCGACGGCATTATCAACGGAACGTCGAGTACATAAAGGTCGCCGCCAAGGTCGAACGGAATCTGTTGATTGTATCCGGTGCCCGCGTCCGCATTGAATTGTACGGCCTCATCCGACTGGAAACTGGTGCCCCGGATTCCTATGGAGAAGTCATTGTTGTAAGTAACCTCGGCGGCTTTTACAGTGTAGGTAAGAGCGCCGACTTCGACAGAGCCGACATCTCCCGGTTCGACCTTGAAGAACTTCGGCGGCAGACGGAAGTCATAACTCACGCGAGAAGACCACGCAGTCCACAGTGCGCGATTGGCAAGCGTCTTCGCCTCGATAGCCGTCATGGCAATCGGGACTTCATATGTGATCTGTTCGTTCGATCTGTTCGTGGCGATATGCTGCGAGCGTGTAGCGAACTGCATGGACCAGTTGTACGACAGGGACTTGTCGAGATAGCGCAACAAGACACGCTGAGGCACCGCAATCTCTTCTTCACGGCGGAATGTGAAGCTCACGCCATCCGGTGCGCTGGCAGACGGCAGCAACAACTCGCCATTGACCACCTCGAAATCGGTACTGTTGTATCCAACCGGCTTGCGCAGGAACTTCACCTTGCCATCCGACTCGATGACATCCAGACGATAGAGCGCGGAACACGCATTGATGACTGCGCGATAGGAGGTAATCTGAGAGATTATGGCCCCGTCAATCTCATCGTCAATCTCCGGGTCCACATAGATTTCGGTAAGCAGGTATCCAGCGTAGAGAGCCATGCCGGTCAGGAAATCGGCAAGCGGCATACGGGCATCGCCGAGGCGGTCATAATAGAACATGGACAGCGCCTTGTCCATGCTATCCAACTGGTTTGGTCCATTAGCGCCGGAGCCTCCAGTGCCGATACCTGCAAACATTCGCATCTTGGAAGAGAACATACGGGTGCTGTGTCCGACACGATAGTTCCCGTTCGTGTCAGTGAAGGTGTTCAGCGTCATGAAGGTCAGGTCGAGTTCATGGGTGCTGCCGTCCACAGCCGTCTGCCAAGCGAAATAACCGTTCGACAGATCATGCAGGTGGTTATGATTGTCATGCGCGGGAGGCAGCTTGCCGGTACAATCCACAGAGGCAAGTTCATTGCCATCGGAATCGTACTTGTAGCACATGCCGTTGTCCAGAAAGACTATGTAGGCGTCTTCATACGCATGGTAGTAGACATTGTTGATGCCTGAACCCATGTCCTTCCAAGTGGTTTTTGTAAAACCCTTGATGACACTGGCGGTACCGACACCTGTCCGGCCAGCCCCCGTGGCGATACGATAGCGATATATGTACCGATCATCAATCGCCATCATGTCGGAGAAACCGTAGCCCACCGTGCCCGGAGTGAACGAGTCGTAATTGGGTCCGGCCTCGATCATTCCGATGTCGAGAATGTCGCTATCGCCTTTCAGATGCAGTACGGCAATGCCGATACCCGAATAGAATGACTGACAGAATATGTAGGTATCGACGCTGTAGATTCCGTAAACCAACTGAGGCGAGAAGAACCTTGGGTAATTTATATACCCCTGATGATAAGGGTTCCTGCTGTTTACAAAAACCTCGCTGTTCGGGTAGGAGTGAGACCCCGTAAACCCGGTCCTTGCGCCAATCCAGTTTTTCACCGAACCAGAAACAGGGTCCAGCATCACGAGCGGCTGACGGCCAAGACCTCCTTGCGGCATGGCGAGGATTACGTTGAGCCATGGGATATATGTCATGCCATAACCTACAACGGTGGCCTGCACACCCTTGATGCCAAGCAGGTTATCATCCTCCATGTCACCGGAGTTGTTATCCCAACCAACACCATCCCCCGAGTTCAGGTAGGAGGTGTTGACAAGGGTGCCGGTGGCCATGTCATATGTGCGGCACGAGTCGCCCGTGTTCGGCCCATCCTTGTAGACCGAATAGTAGAGCATACGGTTCCAGTCAGCGAAACCGAACTGCTGGACACGGGAGCCGTTGGAGTCGGCAGTCGGATAGATATTGGTGACTGTGTAAGTGCTGGATGTCGCATCGCCGATTTCGACGGATATGGACGGCGGTCGGTTTCCCCACAGCGCCACCGGCAGATCCTTGATGACCATATACATCAGGTCGCGGAATGCGGGGACCATGCCCACACCCATTTTCTCTTCCATGGTCGGGTCCGGTTCCTGAGTCGGAGAGGCCGGATAGAACGTGAAATTGAACCCCTGAATCTTGGTCTGGCCCGTACCGCGCCGGTCATAGATGAGCGAGCCATCCGCCCACACGCGCAGCACGTCACGCTTGGTGGCGTCCGTGTTGCCGGGCATACCGAAGCTCACGGCGTAGGTTGCAAAATACTGATACTCGGTCGTTTTCTGAGTCGGGCCACCGGAACCGCCGGACTTGGACTTCTTGATGTTCTCACGAAGCGGAATGGCCCACAGAATGTTGCCGTACAGACGACGCACACCGAACGTGATGGGGATGGGCAGACCATAGAGCGAGAAAGGGATGTTCAAATCCTTCAGGCGCGGGCCTACCGTACTCTTGTCGCCGTCCGCCTGAACGATAGAGAATCCCGGAATGTACCTGTCATCAGGCGGGTCTATGACCCTGAAATCAATTACATCATTACCACGGGGAACCCATCCGGTATAGGTCGTATCCCGCTGGAGTTCGAGAAAATCCCAACGGTCGAACGCACTATTGTTGAACTCGGGCGGGCCGGTTAGCATCAGGCTAGATCCTTGTATCTGAAGGCAGCTATCAACGTCCTCCTTACATCATCCGACACATACTCTTCAACCACCTTTCTGGCGTCCACGCTGGCATGAATGATTGTAAGCCGGTCTCCGATATGACTGGCCATGGCGACATGCTGTGGAAAGATCGGGATTCGCATTACGAGAATGTCCGCATCTTTCAGCCTTGTCATGTCCCGAACCCGGACAGCGAGCGGTGCCAGTGCCCGCATGAAGTCATAGTTCCTCGCTACCCTCCCATAGTCCAGCGAGTCATCGTAATCATGCAGGCCGAGTTCCTTGCCGACCACATATGGCAGGCCGATACAGTCTATGCCGGTACGGGTTCTGCCCTTGTGTTTCCAAGGAGTGCCGATGTAGCTACGGGCCAACCGGATACACTCGGTCCTGATCTCGTCAGGACGTACCAGTCTGGAGGAAGTCGTTGATGAAGTCGGGTCCGGGGACAAAGGGTTCACCTCTGAAATTCTTGATGTTGTTGAACTTTGTACGGCAGGTGCCGATAGTCTTGTCACATCCGGCGACGATTTCAAACGTATCTCCGACTTCAATATCGAACGGGAAACGCAGGGACAGGAAAAGAGAGTCCTGACCGCCGCCGTAAGCAAACTGGTTCAGGACTTCCATGGAGATACCATCGTTCGCACCGCTCGTGAATGTGATCACCCCGAAGGTATAGAACCCGTTGGGAGGGTCGGATGCCAGCGTGGCGCGAATCTTGGTCTGAGTCTCGACCACGTTTACAGTGCCGGTCGTGGTGAAAGCAGCCAAAGAAACCCCACAACGGCTATCGCCAAGGTCGGCGCGGCACTGGGCGGAATAGTATTCGCCGATGCGAACGTCGCCGCGTGTCAGAAGCCCACGGATTTCAAACTGGCCGCTACGCCGATTGGTGACTGTGATGGTGGAAAGGATGCCCGTGAGCAGGATGATCTTGCCGAGCGCCGTATTGGTGTAATCGACGACCGCGAACTCTACCACGGCCTTGTCGTAGACGCCACGGGCTACATCCACTTCCGCGATGCCGTCATCCGAGAAGATGACATTGCAGTTGGTGGACTGGATGCCATTGTTTGCCGAGGACGTAATGGCCGCAACCTGAAGAGAATTGTCACGCAGGTATGTGTTACCCGACACCACAACATTTGCGTCATTATCCGTGAGCCGGATGATAACGCCGTCTGTACGGGTGATCGTGATGATATGACACAGAGATGTGGTGCCCGAATCAAGCCGGGCTTGCAAGGTGGGATTGATGACCCTCATTCACGCACCTCTTCAATCGGAATGTTCGGGATCGAGCCCGCATTCCAGATTTCCATTTCGACATCGAGTGTGTCCTGAGCGAAATGGACCGGCACATCGAACTCGCCCGTGAGGGTGATGACTACCCCGTTGGCCGGAGCCACACTGAAGCGGATTATACCACCTGTTTCCAGAGACCAGTTGGCATCCGGCACCGCAACGCCGTTAGCATAGACAGTGAGCGTGGACTCAATCGGGCGCTTGATCGGGCGCGTGAAAGGAAGGACCGAATCAGCGTAGTATCGGATGCACTGGAAGTCAGTCACGACGCCGTTACCCGTTCCAAGAGTCTCACCCTCGAACTCATAGTCCGACCAGTCGCGGAACAGAAATCCACGCAGACGGCCCCGGCGGGCATAGAAGAACCTGATGATGTCCCGAAGGTTATCCTTGGACTGGATGCCGTAGCCTACCTGCCCTCTGTAGAGCGGATAGTTCCAGTTCTGATTGGTCACGAGAGATCCGCCATCGGTGCGGTTCACGATGGTATTGAATTGGGGGCCACCGCGCACACCGCGCTCGACATCCACCGGCATCCTTACTGCGTCAATTATCATCTCCTGCCTGCCCTTCGATTTGCACGGTCCACCATACTCGCCACGGCAGACTCGATCTGCGCCCTGTTCTGGCGGAAAGACTCAGCGTTCGGAGTGTTTATAGTCATCTGCACCTGCACACGATTGTCCTGAGCCCCGACGCCGCCCTTGGCAGCCATTGCCGCCTGTGCCTTTTCGGACGGACGCGGCGCACCACCCACACCATAGGGGTCGTTAGCGCCATAATTAGGCCCGCCCTGCATCGGAGTGTAGGTCTGAAAGTCCTTGATCTTGGAGGCTGCCTTGGCCATCTCCGGCAGCGCCTCCTTGAACTGTTCAAAGTTGGCACCCGCGTCACGATACCTTTTAAGGGCCTCTATCGCGCTTTTCTGCTTGGCCATCAGACCGGAAATTTCATTCTCACTTGCATAGAGGTCAGTCAGCATGTAGTCCAGCTTATATGCAAAAGGAGCGTTTGAGTCATATGAGGAAAATATGTGTCTGCTATGCTTGTAATTGGCTGCGTATTCACTGTCGCCCGGCAGCAGCTTGTTAGCTCTTATAAAGGCTGAATATTCATCCTGATCAAAAGCCCCCTGTGAGGTATACACATAGGGAGTTCCGATTCCGATTCCGAATCTACTGGGATAATGAGGCCCGGTTTTCAGGACTGCGGAAGTTTCAAACCCGCTACCCTTGAAGGATGTGGACTGGTCGAGTGCTACAGCCGAACGCTGAAGCATTTTGGCCGTGTTCTGGTTCTGGACTACAATTTCCTGCACAACCTGCTCGTTGGAGCGGGCGGCCATTCTGTTACTGGCCACGACAGCATTGGCCATACGGTTGATGGCCTTTACAACCAATGCAGTGTTGTCGTTGGCCGCAGTGACGCCGTTGGACTGAAGCGCATGATTGGGGATGATGCTGCCGGTCGTGTTCGGCGTGAAGAGTTCGGGGCCTTTCTCACCCACGAGGTATGTGTTGCCTGACAGCACGGGGCCACCAGCCGCACGAGCGCCATCAAGCCCACCAGAGCTACCGGAAGAGCCGCTTTGACCGGCAGCCGCCTTGGCAGCCGCCAGACGCCTGAATGCTTCTGTCAATGCGTTCACACCAGCCACCGCACCCTGAGCCGCAGATCCCGCCGCACGGAAACCAGCCGCAGCCGCCTCACCGGCAGTCTTGGCAGCCGTCAGCAACGGATTGAGACTGGACATGAGGTCGGACATCTCCTTGACCTGTCCGGCAGCGATGGTCGAGGACTCGGCGCTGGACAGAATGGCCGTAGCCATGGCGCGAGACGCATTGGCCGCGCCGGATGCCTGCGTGTTCACACTCTTCATGGACCCCGCGAGCAAATCAGCCGGAGCCTTGGCCGCAGCCGTGGCGGCAGTCGTGCTGGTCGTGGCCGTACCTGCATCCGTGGTGTACTTCTCCCAATCCTTGGTTACACGCGCAAGATTGTTGAAACCATCCTCAGACGATTTCATGTAACTACCGGCCTGAAGGAGTCCTTCTCCGAGAGTGCGATAGCCCATATCAACACGTTTGATTTCCTCAGCCAAGGAGGTCTGCGCAATCCTGAGCGCATCCGTACCCGTCTTGACGCCAAGCAACGGAGACAACAGGGCATTGGAGTTATCCGTCAATGCTTCGACCGCACTGCCCGCGCTCTGTGTAGCGCCGGTACCCTGCACCATGGATATTACGATGTTGTCCATCGCAGCGGCCACCTGCACAGCCTTCAGCGCAGTCTCATCCGATACGGCACCCATCTGGTTGAGGATGAGGATGACGCCAGAGACAGCGCGAACGACCGGAACCAGTGCCGCTGCAATAAGGATACCCGCACCACGAACCAGTACCTCCAACGCCGCACTGACCGCCGTGATGGTGCCTTCCCACGTCACCCACGAGGGCAGCGCCTCACCGATGACGCTGGTCATCTGACCCAGCACACCCACAAGAGAGGAAATCATTCCGAAGAAGAGGTCCACTTCCTTCCGCACGGTCTCTACGTTCTGGTAGAGATACACGAAAGCCGTAACCGCCGCCGCGATGCCCGTGGTAATCAGGGTGAGGGGATTGATTGCCATGACAAGGTTGAATACCTTGACGATACCAGTCAGGCTGGTCATCGCTCCCGCGATACGGAAAAGCCCCGCAATCAGACTGGCCGTAGGTGCCATCCACGCAGCAATGGCGGAGCCGAACTGGATGGCAACAACCGCCGCTGCCGCGATGGCCACCGCCGAGAGGTTATTTGCAACGAACATAAGCGTCTTGGAAAACACTCCGAAGATGCCTGTGCCACGATTGATGTCCCCGAGCACTTCGATGACCGCGCTCTTGATACGCATGAAACCCTGCTCCAGCGTAGGGACCGTCTTGTCGAACTCTTTCTGTAGTTCCGGCGCAGCAGCGGCCACGGCCTTGACAACGCGCTCGGTCTCAAGAATGCCGGGGTTGGCCTTGGCAAACGCCAGCAACTGACCGCCGCTGACCCCGAACTCCTTGCCGATGGCGGCGGCAAGAGCGGGCAACTGCTCGGCCACGGAACGAAGCTCGTCGCCGCGCAGAGCGCCGGACGCAAGGGCCTGCGTGAACTGGATCATGGCGTTTCTGGCTTCCATGCTCGTTGCACCACCAACGTTGACGGCGAGCGACAGACCCCTCATGACCTTTTCCAGATATTCGCTGGAATACCCTAAAGTTTCGGTCGAGCGGATGAGACGGGAATAGATAATCGCGTTCGCTTCAAGGTCCGTGCGGGTCTCACGGGAAATCTGAGAGACGAACTGCTGAGCCCGAGCAAAATCTTCGGCAGACTTGGTAGCCACCTTGAGACGGTTGTCGATACGAGTTGCGGCATCAATCAAATCCACGAGTCCGGTAGCAGCACGGACGGTAGACGCCACGACGAGGGCCTGTCTGAAGAACTGAAGCGCGTTGGCCGATCTTTGAGCGGCGGCACCGACCTGATCAATCGCAGCAGCCGTCGCCTGAGCGCCGGACTGTGTTACGATGATCTGGAAGGTGTGTGTGGCCACAGCGTACCCTACTCTTTCGTTATGATTTTGATAGAACTAGCACGTACCCCCATGGCCTGCAATCCCTTGGATACCATACCATTCGGGCGGTGCTTGGCGTCCCCGTATTCGAGAACCCCGATGTAGGGCACATTGTTGGTGATGAATGCCGTCTTGCCGCCCCTGTAGGCTGCCATGGCGTTCCTTGCGCGCGCCTTGGTAATCGCCCTAGCCGCCGAGGCCCCTGTGCCCTTCACAGATCCCGGAACATGAGGAGGGACTTCGCCGTTGGCAGGGCCTCCGACAGTAACCAGCCAGTTGGATACCGCTCTGGTGGTATCGACCGGCGTCTGGTCCGCGATGGTCTCGATACCAGCCTCGACAATGAGTTTGACGGCGGCATCCATACCAGCCTGCACCGATTTGGCCCACGACTTCGTGACGGCTGGCATCTGACTGAACGGATATGTGGGCACGGCTATCTTCCTTTCGCGCTATGGGGTCCGTTGGATGCGGCCTGAATCCGGTTTGCGGCCTTCTTCTCGATATACACCTTGTCCATGGCGCGTATCAACCAAGTGAATCTCTGAAGCTCTTCCGTCGTGTCAGCAAAACCATTCACAGTTGCGTAGTGGTGGATTGCAGTCCATGGAATCACCCCATCCACCCGGCATGTGCTGAGTTCAAAAAAGGCTTCATATTCTGCATGGAGCCAAGGCAGAAGTTCCGGTGCATTGGCTATGCGATCCGGCACCTTCTGCTTTGCTCGATACGCCTGTAAAACAATATCTGCGTCCTTGTCCCCATGATCGAGATAGTAGACAAGGACCTCGGTCAGTTTCCCGCTTCGTCCTCGACCGTGGCCGGGTTGAAGGTGGACAGGGACTGCGACTCACCCATAAGGAAGTCGTAGAGCGCCGGAAGCTGTTTCATCAGGGACTCGGCGGCTTCACGGCTGAATGGGATGGTCTCACCCTTTTCATTCTGAACGTCCTTCCAGTCGAGCAGGATGGCCTCGAAGAAGCACTTGCGGGCAATGTCGTTGATGATGTCCATGCGCTCCGGCGTGATGTCCTTGGTGCTTCGGAAGAGCGCCAGATGCGGCTTCATGAGCGCAGCTTGCGTTTTGGTGTACCTCTTGTTCGCGCCGCCTGCGCGGGCGATCCTGAACGCGGGCGGGTTGGGGTTCGACTCAGTGGGTTCGCCAGCGGGGTAGATCCACTTGCCGGAGACCTCCATGTTCTGGTCAGTCTTGAAAGTGTCGAACAGCACGTTGCTCATTGTCATCTCCATTGTTGTTGAGGCCGGAGTTCATGCCCCGGCCCCATTCGTATACTCAAAGGTTGACCATGACGCAAGAGCCTATTAGGCAGATGCGGCGGTCGGCAGGTAGTCGAAGAAGCTGATGAGCAGGGTGTGGTCAAAGACCTCATCCGCAGCAGCAGGCATTTCGAGGTTGAGCATGATGGGCTTGTCCTGCTCGACATTCAGACGACCGTCACCGAGGGCGATGAGCGGGATGTCGATGGCGATACCCGCGTTGTCCTTGACGACGATGCCGTGCATGGTCACATCGCTGTTGTTGCGCACGGCGCTGACAGCGGTCACATTCGAGAAGTAGGCCATGGCGCTACCCTCCACGATGAACTGGCCAGCGGTCATGTCGAACGACCCCAAGTGGGAGACGGCCTTGTTGGCAGACACATTGTTGTTCACGTTGATGGTGAACTCCGACAGGAAGGCGAACAATGCCGAGGGATTGGCACCGGCAGAACGGTCGAGCAGGGACATCTTGAGCACCGCGAAATCGTTCGAGGTGTTGTAGGCGTCTTCCGCCTCGATGCTCGGGCGGCTACCGGCCTTGACCCCCGTTACGCCCGTGCGCTGCTCGTGGTCGATACCCATGAAGCTCATGCTGACCGTGGCCTTGTCAGCCGTGGAAAAATTGAACTCGGCCACGTTCGGCACCGCTCCCACAACATACTCGCTCTGGATTTGCGAGGGGTTGGAGTCATCGGGTGCGCCAAGAGTGCGCTCAAGCTGGAAGGTGCGGCGAACCTGAAGACCGCCTGTTGCTTCGTTCTTGATGACCCGACCGAACCACAGGCGGATGGTGCTGGAGGCGTTGGCCTCGGTCACCATGGTCGTGTTGGTCTTGTCGAAGGTCAGGCGGTTGGCCGCGACGGTGTAGATGCGAGCCCATGTGTTGTTGGCCGCATTGGTAAACCGGGTGCCCGTCGTGTCACCGCCAATGTAGATCCACTCGCCCGGAACGAGGCCGAGTGTGGTGAAGTCCAGAGAAGTGGAGGTCAGGGCCGGAAGAGTGCCAGAGGCATCCACGTCGATGTCACCGGCGGTGCCCTGATGGCCGACCACGACAATTCTGGCATTGGCGGGCGGCGAAGCCTCATCGGTCAGGGTGCCGTCTGCGACTTCGACCGAAGTGTTCGTGGTGATGGCCGTGACCACATTGACGGTGTTGTTTCCGGGGTTGGTGAAGCCCGATCCCTTGATGATGGAGCCGACGAAAAAGCCCGCAGTAGACGCGACCTCATATTCGTCAGGGTTCGCGCCATCGGTATCCACCGCCGTTACGACCTCTTCACCCTTGCGGCGGAAGTCCGCAAAGAAGAAACCCTGCATCAGATCCTGAAGACCATTCTGGAGAAGGTCCGATGTGAAACCACCCGTGGCGTCGAGATCCACGATGACGCCCTTCTTGCGCTGACGACCTTGATTGATGGGGTTGCGAGCAACCAGCTTGTACTGCCCGCCAAAGTCGTTGTATTCGTTCGGCTCCAGCGGATACCAGACAGCCGAGCCGTTTGCCACGCCGATGCTGGTCTCCAGCGAATAGCGAAGGCCAGTGCCGTTCGAGTCGATCTTGTTTACAGCGGCCATTTGTGTCTCCTTTGGCTAGGCAATTTCGTCATAGTCGAAATCCGCAAATACGTTGGTCTGAAGGTACGGACCCGAATGGCCCACATCTACAACCCGCGCATTGCGGAATGTAATTGCGTCTGATCCGGTATTTACACCGCGAAAGGCACCCTTGACAACCCCCGAAATCAGGTCGGCAGTTACCTGCCCCGAACCGTACTTCGTGAATATCTGGACCATTACCATTCCGTAGACCCGGAAACGCCGGTTGCCCGCCTCCCCGAGGGACTTCTGGACTTCGTTGGTGAGGTCCACGAAGATACGGATGAACTCTGCGTCACCGCCCGGACTATCCTTCACCGCATCCGGGTAGTAGATAGGCACGGAGGAATAGGCAGACGCGGCCATAACCGTCCGAAAACGTCCATAGATGGCGTCACGCGCCGCAGTGGTACTTGCAATCGGCACCCGTGTTACCTCTTCACAATAAACTCGTAAGCAATCCTTACATCACCCGGACCTATGGGGCAAGCCTTCACGACCTTGTAGAGCTTGCCGTTGTCCGTGATGTGGTCGATGTCCTCAAGGTCTTCCGGCACCGCCAGCGAGTCATGAGCAATCATCATCTTCTCTTCGCCGCGCCGAAGAATACCCCCCTTCTCATCCTCTTCCTCGATTGGGTAGAATATCGCCTTCACCGTGCCGACGATGGCCGAATCCGCAGAAGGGTTGGGTCCACGCCAAGGCTTGGAGTTATCCAGCGGAGTCCGCACCTTGCGATAGAGCACGACTGTCCGACCGTTCTCTTCGATGAGCCGTTTGGCAGTCGCAGCCGCTCGAACGTAGTTGACCATTATCCCCTCGACAACCTCACGGCCATGCCGGTCTTCACGATGGGTTTGAGCCATTCGTCCGCCACCGGATACTCCGGCAAGTTGATAAGCGATGACATATCAGAGTTCGGACCCGGCGCACGTCCATTGAGGACCAGCCTCCACTGTTCCTGATTATACCACGTCTCCTCCTCGACAGGTCCAACCCTCTGTCTTTCACGCTGAACAAGCCCGCCCTTGGAAATGGCTGTCTCTCCGGTGTCAGGATCCACGGCGTTGAAAGTGTTCGCGGGCAGCGGCAGAAGGTCGCCGAGCTTCAGCGCGATCAGGGAATATTCCACTACTGCTCGTTTCAGTTCCTTCGGAATGGTCGATGTCTGAATGTAGTCGCCCTGATTGGTCCACGCATCCGAGCGCGGCCACATCAGACTCTGGTCACGATCACGAAGCTCCCCGACAAACTTGGTTCCGAAACGCTTGTCCACATAGTCCGTAGCCTTCACGATGGCGGGTTCGATGAGAGCATCCGTATATGCTCCCGTATTTGAAGCAGCCGCCGCAATACCACGCGCCGAGTGCCAGTCACGAAAGAACTGCACGGTGATATACGCATTGGCATCCGGTACGAGTGTGCCGTCTTCGACAATGATGGCCATACGAGACCTCCCTTCCTCATGGTGAAGACCTTAATACAAAAGGGGCGGCTTGCGCCACCCCCCAATGTCCAGCCCGAAATGTCCTTTGTCCTCAGACAGCCTCCATGGCCTTCTCACGGTTCCATCCCGGCATTGCCGCTTCGATGTCCTTGCGAGTCACGTTGGCCACGCCGGAGGCTGTAGCCACAGCCTGAACGCTCGGGAGACCGGCCTGTGTCCAGTGGTCGTCCACAGTCGGATCGAGCGCGTTGATGCCGTCGATGATCTTCAGTACCTGCGGGTCGGATGCCTGTAGCGCGGCATCGCTTTCACGTCCTCCCGGTACTCCGTCCCCGTCGGAAACACTCCCGGCTCCATCGGTCGAAGTTCCAGTTGTTCCAGTCCCGCTGGCCGCGCCGGAGTCGGCATCGTCGGCTGATACTCCACTCGGGTCCGTCCCTGCCGGTCCATCCAGAATCTCGTTTGCGCCATTGGCGGTCTCCTTGTTCCTGCGGTCGCGTTCCTGTGCCGCCGCGAGTTCATCAGATCCAGCAAGATAGGCATTGTAGGTAGCCATGTACCTGATGAGGCCGTCCATGGACTTGAGATCCCCCGTCAGTTCAAGTTCGCCGTTGACGAAGGTCGATCCATTGATCTCAATGGTCCTGCCAGCGTAATGGCCGGTGAGAATCAGTTTCATTGTCATCTCCATTGTTGATGTTGTTCATTCACCCATAGCACAAATCAAAAAGGGAGCACAAGTGGCCCCCTTGATGATTGCCTCCCCGTTCCCGTGCACTTACGCGACGAACCTAGCCTGAAGGTACACAGTGCCACCAGTCAGTTGCGTGGCGGTAGCATCGGCCCATGCCGTATCATTGATCGAATTGGAGGCACCCTGCGCAGCCGTGATGGCAGCGCCAGAGGAGGCGGCTTCGACGACCATCACGTCAACACCCTCCTGAAGGATGTTCTTTGCGCTTGCAGGCAGTTTCACCATGTAGACGGCCATTGTTCGTACTCCTTGTGAATGAATGGGAAGAAGACAGGGTGGGTGTCACCCCACCCCATCCGATTAGTTGGTGATGCCGTCGGCAGCCGACAGACCCTTCTCGGAGAACAGGGCCAGACCGCAGTACCACCTGACGCGGTAGATGTGCTCGTCCTTGGTCTCGCTCTCGCCCACGTCCACGACGCTGAGGCCAGCGGCGTTTGCGGCGGTCAGACCGGCGATACCATGCGAACGGCTGCCGTCATCGAGGGTGCCTGCGAAGATGGTAGTCTGATTAGAGCCGCTGCCCTTCACCTGATCGATGGGGATCCAGTCGTTGCGGAACATCGGGATACCACGATAGGCGGGCACTTGGGCACCGGACGGAAGCTGCACGACCTCCGAGATGTTTGCGCCGCCAAGTCCGCGCAGAAGCGCCATGTACGAGCGAAGCGGGCGGGCATGCAGGGTGATGTAGTCAACCTGACCGTCCTTGTCGGTGACAAGATCGATGAGTTCATCGAGGAACGCGAACGACAGCGCGCCGCCGTTGTTGCCCGTGTTGACCTTCTGATTGGATGCGGTCAGCGCAATCAAACCAGTGAACTGATCGGCAGTGCCGGTCCCGTTGATGAGCATGTTCTGATACTTGCGGCCCGCCGACTTCGCCTTGGAGGCGATCTGGATGGCCGTCTGGTCGTTGCCGTCACCCGAGCGGGTCGCCTGAATGAGGCCGTTGACCTCGGCATCACCAACAATCGTGGTCAGACTGGAAGTGATCTGCGTGAAGGTCGCAGCCCCCTTCGATGCGATGGTGTCGCCGACACCCTCCACATCAACGTCACCGAGGACGTTTTCGCGGTTGTAGGCAAGGGCGTTACCCTCGATGCCCTCGAACGGAAGCATCTCATAGAAGCGGTTGACGGTGATGACGTTCTCGATCAGGCCAGCAACAAGGTCGTCCTGAGCCAGCTTAGCGCTTTCAGCGAGGGTTACGGAAGCCATTGGTTGATACTCCTTCTAGGGTTCAGGTTCGTTACGGTCATGAGGCTCGGATACCCGATTTTCATTGACCTTCCTCGGCTCACCCTAAGAGGTCCGTCCCCTCGTTGCGCGATGCACAACAAGAAACCGTTGTAAAGAAAATATGCCAAATATGGTTAACGTGTCAACCCCCAAAAACAAAGACCCCGGATTTTACTCCGAGGTCTGGTTTTCGTGTATCTCGAATGCGAGATAGCTGACCGACTCTAGCGACGGCTACCGAGATTGGCGAGACCGGCGCTGATCTTGGCCACCGAGGACTTTTCGGTGCCCCGACCGGGAACCTGCTGGCCGGTCGGCAGCCTGCCGGAACCCGGAGGCTTTCCGCCGCCAGCGGGCGTCGAAGACTTGAAAGCCATCGGGTACTTGGTCTTCATCTCGTTGACCAGTGACTTGATGGACATTTCGTTACCGCTGTTGTCGAGACGCACGTTGTTCTCGGCATCGACAACCTTGACCGTGTAGGTGCCGTCTTCGGCAGCCACGACCTTGGAGAACTTGCGCACCAGAGGCATGATGAGGTCGAGACCGCCATCGACGGTACCCGCTTCCGCCAGAGCGGCAGCCGCAGCCGAGTCGATCATGTAGGTCTCCAGCGATTTGCGCATGTTGGCCAATTCGCTGTCCTTCTTCGTGGTCACTTCGAGGACGCGCTTGTCGAAGTCCTTCTTGATGGCTTCGAGATTGGTGCGAACCTCCTTGCCGCCCTTGACCTGATCGAGCAGTTCGGTGACCTTGGTCTTCACGATCTCGGGGATTTTGGTAATATCGTCGCCGATTTCCCAACCGACTTCGGTCAGTGTGGAAGTGACTTGATCGAGGATGGCGCGGCGCGTGGCATCCTTCCTGTTGTCTTCCTGACGCTGAAGCCCGACCGTCTTGAGCTTCTTGCTGGCACCAGTGTAGGCTTCGGCCAGAGGCTTGATGTCGGCCTTGAGGACGAACTTGCCATTCGCCTTGTCCTCTTCGTAATATCCCCGGATGTTCTCCGGCACGATGTCGATCACATCGACGGAAGCGTTCGCAATAAAGTCCCAATCCATGTTGTCATCTCCTTTTCTGGTCTGGAATTAACCATACCCTTAAAGGAGATGACCAATTGTTGTCAAGCCCTTAGTCGTTGCCATTTCCGGGGGCAAGTCTCATCCCGGCCAACGGGTCGCCCGCGTCCTTCTCAGGCATCTTCGACTCAGTGGGTTCAATGAGAACTTCAGGCTCAGGAATATCCCACGGCCAATCAAGGTCGAAAATGCCGCGAACAGAGCGGGATTTCCTGCTCTTGAACCGGAGTTTGGCCTGCCCCTTGCCCTCCCGCAAAGCCTGCTCGATTTTCTCGGCTGTCTCCGAACTCCACGGCAGGACATAGTAGACCGGCACCCCGCCATCCAAAGGCTCCAGCAAGACATGAATAGCCTTTCCTGTGACCGGCTTGAAACCGAGGATGTTACCCTCTTCAATCACATTGAACATCATGGCAGGCTTCGGCGTACCCATGGCGACGGACATCGAGGCGTAGGTAGCCGGAAAGCCTATAAAGAAAACCACCATGGCAATCGGTTTGTAGATGGTCTCCGTTCGGGCGTGGGTAATGAGCCAAGCCATGACTCCGAACATGGTGATAAGCAACAAGACTGCAAGGGCATGTTGCCAGATCATCTTCCTGTACCTCCGCCATTATATGCATCGGGCAAAGTCAACATACCCTTCAGTTCAATTTCCCTGTTACCCACCAGCTTGCGGTAAACATTGTTGATACTGTCCATATCGACATCGCCATTCTCATCGACCACAAAACGGACTCCTGTCTTCTCCTGACCGTCTGCCTTTATGATGATCTTGGTCACAACGATGTTATCAATGGAGTCATTGCTGTGCCGGTTGCGCTTGGAGATAGCCATGTCAACAGTCATGGGAAACGTGGCATTGGCGCACCTGAAGCACTGGACATTGATGATGTACTCACCGGGCACAATGCCGCGAGTGAAAGCGTCCTCATAGTTGATCGGCGTGGCATCGGGAAGCTGACCACGGTCGTCCCGCAGCAAGTTCCATATGACGCCAGCCTTGTTGCTGTAGCCTACAGGACCGGGCTCACCCGGCCCCATCATCCACAGGTCCACATCAATGTCGCCGTTCGGCCAGACGATATGAGCTATGATGTCGCCAGCGGCCTTGATCTCCCCCTTGCCGGAATCAGCCTTGGGGTTGAGGCTCTGTATCATTACGACAGTCAGGATAGCGAACATCGAGACCACGATGAGGGAATATGTTCGGAAAAGAAGGTATGTGCTCTTCACGGAATGTCCCCCCGCATGACGTTTTCGAGCTTTGCCTCCTCCAGCAATTCATCCTCGGCTTGCGCAACCACGTCAGCCGTGTGCTTGACGACGACGAAATTCACTTCGGTCCACAGCGCGAACATGGCCCCGATAATGGTGGTGCTGATCTCGACACGAAGACCGGCCACCATCTGAACGGCAATATGCTTGATACCTTCGACACTGCCGAAGTTGCCGGTATTGACACCGGACAGGGAAAGCATAAGGCCATAGAGGGTGCCGATAAGACCGAGGAACAGCATCCAGCCCGCCGCGCGTTCAATCCATTCCATCTGCTTCAGACGCAGACTGCCAATCAACTTCTCATCATGGATATGGCTGCCGTTCAGATTGTTGGCGGCTCTGTTGATTTCCCACGCCTTGCGCATTGTGCCAATCCAGACCAGAACGAAGAGTCCAGCCGTGCCGTAGTTAAGTCGGGTTGTGTCGGCATGGAACAGGGTGTTCAGCCATCCGGTCTGATAGTCAGTGATGGCCAACCAAGCGATTGCCAGCGCATTCAGCAGCACCAGCTTGTAAATCACGATATGCTTCACGGGTCTCTCCTGTGACTACCAGCGGGGAGGGGGCGGCGCATTACGCGCGGCTTCCTCATACTCTTCACGAAATGCATCGTCCATGCCAAGTTCACGCTGAAGCTGAGCGAGACTCACATTGGCGCTCTGAGCGCAAGTGACATCGGGAAATCCACGACTCTTGGCTATGA